TGGCCTTGCCCCCATGCCATACGCTATGGCAGGTTCGCATTATTGGCGAGAAGCTGCATATGCAACTGTACCAGCGGTCTGCGGATATGTTCTTGGGCGTTCCATTCAATATCGCCTCATATGCGCTGCTGCAAATGATGATCGCTCAAGTGACTGGGTATAAGCCTGGTGAACTTATTCACACGATTGGTGACGCTCATATCTACTTGAACCATGTTGAGCAAGTGGAGCTGCAACTGTCACGTTGCTCTAAGCCCCTTCCGGAAATGCGCATAAACCCAGAAGTTAAAGACATATTTGCATTCAAGTATGAGGACTTTGAGCTGATTAGGTATGACCCTCATCCAGTCATTAAAGCGCCGATCTCAGTATGACGCCCAGCGCCTACACCGAAGCTGACAAGAGTTAACAAGCAGGAGAACTAACATGGAATTTCATAAGTACCCAAGCGTCGAAAGCTTTTCTCACTTTGTGAAGAATGCACGTCGATACGGAATGACTGAGCGAAACTTTATTGCGAAAATCAAACTGCACGGGACTAACGCTGCAATTGTTCGAGATGAGGGCGGACTTTACGCTCAATCTCGCAGTCGGATCATTAAGGTTGGCGACGACAACTTTGGCTTTGCAGGCTTTGTGGACACTCTGAACCCAAGCGACTTCCCGATGAACTGTGCTGTTTACGGAGAGTGGGCTGGACCGGGCGTCCAAAAGAGTGACGCAGTAAGCAACATTGCTAAGAAGATGTTTTTTGTCTTTGCGATCCAAGACCTAAGCACTGGTGAAGTGTGCAGCGACCCAGAAGTTATCAGTGAGATGGTTCCTAATGTCGATGGGATTGAAGTCCTGCCGATTATGAAAGAGTTTGAGCTGAACCTTTTTGACGACAAGGATGTTGGGGCCAAAGCACAGGAGCTGTCCGACCTAGCTGAAAGCATTGGCAAGGAAGATCCATACATTAAGGCGATGTGGGATATTTCAGGACCAGGGGAGGGATTTGTCTTATCTCCACGTCGGGCAAGTCGTGACGACTATTCCAAAATGATTTGCAAGGTGAAATGTGAGGCTCACCGGGTTAAGAAAACCAAAGCAGCAGCGACTGCAAAGGTAGAGATCCCTGCCAATGTGTTGGCCTTCTGCGATGCCTTCATTACTGACGCACGTATCCAACAAGCGGCATCCGAAGCTTGTGACGGTGAATTTGACTTCAAGCGCATCGGTGACTTCGCAAGGTGGTTCGGCAATGACGTCAAGAAAGAAAGCGCTGACGAACTGGCTGGGATGGGGCTAGAATGGAAAGACGTGGCGAAGAGCCTAAACGCCAAGGCCATTAACGCATACAAGGCCAAATGCATCTGACAAACAGGCCCGCGTTGAGAAATCTTCGCGGGCTTGACTTTTTCTGTTGACTGGCTGTGGATCAAATCTTAGGTTGAGTGTACGGAAAGAGAGACAAGCCACCCTTAGCTCAACCGGATAGAGCAGTTGCCTCCTAAGCTTCAGATCTGGGTTCAAGTCCCGGAGGGTGGTCCAAGCAAAGGAAACGATATGACCGAACCTGACGAATTTGTAATTGAAAAGAACATTGATCCACCAAAGCGCGGAGGAGGTCGCAAGTCCCGATACCCGTTCAAACGCATGGCTATCGGAGACAGCTTCTTTGTCCCGGATCATGAAGACGGGCTGGCTATTCGGGCGGCACGAGCGGCGGCGCTGGATCATCTGGGGTCTGGCAATTATATGACGCGCGAAATGATGCGTGGCGGAGTTAAAGGTGTTCGCATTTGGCGGACAGGATAAGGAGAAAGACACATGCATGACGACGAACAGGAATTTTCCCCGACACTATCGAGGAGTGTGAGGCCGAGATTGAGCAGCTAGAGGAGGAGAACCGGAATATCGCTGCTCAGGTTGAGCTGTACGATTCGGGCCTTGTGCGCGGGTCAAAGCCTAACTGGCGCAAGTCTGCAATGGGCGCAATGATCCACCGCCAACGAACCATCACTGAGCTGAAAGAGCATATCGAGGAATTGGGCGGAGAGCCTGCCGAGACTGTTGATCCAAGTCAGCCCAGCCAAGGCCAGTTGAACCAACTACAAGACCAAATCAACAGCCTGCAAGCCAACTTCGACCGCGCAAAGGAAGCTAACCGCAACGCTAACGAACAAATGCGAAAGCAAAAGCAGCGCCACGTCGAAGCTATTGACAACATCCAGCGCGCGCTCAACCGGCAGGCATACGTCTCTAGCATGGTGATGGCGTTCATTGCGGAGAAGCACCCGCACATCCTGGATGCAGCCCACGCGGTACGGTCACTAGCAGAGGCGGAATACGACGCTAAGACCGCAGCAGTAGCAGCAGAGTAAAGAAAGCGGCCCTTCGGGGTCGTTTTTTATTGCAAGTACACGACCTAGCCACTACTGTAGGTGTATCAGATAAGGAGAGATGTTATGACTGATACCAAACTCACGCAAAAACCTTGGTGGTGGCCGGAAAAAGTTGACTCAAACTACTTTGACCGCTTGCGAGACGACTACCCAGAGCGCGCGCATATGACCAACGGTGAGCTTGAGGAGCATTTTGAGGTTGAAGAAGGGTGCTTTTCTGACACTTGGGATCACTTAGGTGACGCAAGGGAAGAGTATGAATACCTGGCTGATTTTGCATTAGAGGCTCATGATGCGCTAAAGGGTCTCTACGATGCGTTAGACAGCGGCGTTGAGCTTACGCCTGAGGTCATGATGCGCGCCCGTGCTGTCCTAGCAAAGGCCTGTGGTGAAGAATGAACCCATTCGACATCTACACCCTGCGCGACTACCTGCTGGCAATGCATCAAGTGGATCTTGTGTGGAAGCCAAAGAGCGCAGACGAAGAGCCGCCGTTTTAGGAGATAGACCATGAAGCGATACGCCCTAGCACTAGCGACATTCACCGTTGCCGCCTGCATGGCAGAGGACCGGGCGGATTACTTTGTGGACATCAACTCCAACAATGGAGTGGTGTAGTTGGGGTGTTGACACGCTGCAAATGGGCGGCTATGTAGGTGGTGTGTTTAGTGTATAAAGGTATCAACAAAGGAGATAGATACATGACCGTAGCTACCATCAAGAAAGTAAACGCAGCAATCAAAAAACACGGCGTAGAACTGATCAAGGGTGATGGATACTTTTACTTTGAAGACCTTGAATGCTCAGATACGTGCAATGCCGATAAAATCAACATCGTCTACAGAGATAAACTGAATTGTATGACCCTTAGAGAGTGGATCGAACACGTAGAAGATGATTTGTTGTGACGCCTTGACACGTAACAAATGGGCGGCTACTCCGGCACCGGCACCAGAGTAGCCGCTAACAAGGTGGTGGCACAGGATCTGAATGATCGCTGGCCGGGGCTAGGTGACGACTACATGAATAACGCGGCCCACAGAATGGTTGTGGGAGATGTGTGGATACAAACAGGGGCGCAGTTGAATGCGAAGTATGGCGTCCCGCTATGTGAGGGGAATTGATATGAGTGATACGAGCAAAGAGTTTGTGGAACGGCTGGCGCATGACTGTGATCTAGCAAAGGGTGCGTGGCGGCATTCTCCAACGATGAAAAGCATATTGGGCGACGCTAGTTGCACCTTGAAGTCGCTCATCTCAGAACGAGACGCCCTGCGCAAAGCCGTTGACGGATACGCATACATCGGACGTGACGGGAAAGTAACCCTAGCCAAGGCTTTGGAGGATGAGCGCGACCAACTCCGCACCCAACTACACACCGCCCACAACGCAGGACTAGACGCCGCTATCAATTGCATCAACGAGTTCCTGACATCTGAGCGCATTGGCTCGCACGAGTATGTTAAAGGCCAGACGGAATGTATGCTTCACCTGCGGGGCAAGATCAGCGCCATGAAGTCGGAGGGCAACTAATGACACCCCTAGAGCGACTATACCTGGAGATTGAAGCCGCCATTTTGGACGTGCACGATCAAGACGCCACGCTATCCCTCTACGCAGAGGCCGCTGCAAAGGCTGCGCTCGATGAGGTGCGGAGGATGCTAAAGGATGGCGTTGATATGACAGAGGGAGAAAGAGAGTGAGTAAAGAACTACTATTTTCCGTAACTTCGGCTGATTGCCGATTTGACTATTTCAGAGGATCAGGCAAAGGAGGTCAAAAGCGCAATAAGACTTCCAGTGGAGTCCGCTGCACACATAAGGACAGCGGGGCCGTAGGGGTATCAGATGATACACGCAGCCAACATGACAATAAGAAAATCGCATTCCAGCGCATGGCCGAAAGCGACAGATTTAAAACTTGGCATAAAATTGAAGTGGCTCGAAGAAGTGGGAGGCTGGCACAAGCTTCTGACTATGCTGAGCAAGAGATTAAATCCAAACGCACTGTTGTCGAGGTTCAGCGCAACGGCAAATGGGTGAATGAAAGCGAAACTAATGACTGACAAAGATACATCAGAGTTCGTCGGTAATGCCCGCGTTGAAACCATGCTTCGTGACTTCAATCGCCTACGCAAGGCCCTGCAGATCGATCACGATTTAGAGGCGGCAGAGGAAGCATTTGCTATGTGTGAGCGATGGATTGCCTGCATATCGCCCAACCGTGGGCACTGGGGCGACAAGAAGTAACCACCGCCCAGCGCTGCAATACGGCCCTGTCCTAACGGATGGGGCTTTTGCGCAAATAGGGGTTGACGATCCGACTTGCGTAGTGCAGGTTGAGTGTAGATTAAGGAGAGAGATGATGCTTAACACGTTAACCAAAGCAGCCGTAATCATCATTGGCTTGGGCACAGCAGCAACCGCCGGGACAATCACCGGACCCGTTACGCACGTGCGCGATGGGGATACAATCGAGGTCAACGGGCGGGCAGTACGCTTGCAGGGCCTGACATGCGATGAGACAGGAACGGCGCTAGGAGACCGCGCTACACGGGCCATGCGCTTCCTTGTGAAGGGTCAGGTTGTCACGTGTGATCTGACAGGCGCTAGGACGTATGACAGGGCTGTCGGTCGGTGTCAGTTGGGTAGCGGGCTGGATCTGGGCAAAGCGCTGATTGCAGAGGGGCTGTGCGGGCGGTGTAACCGATGCGACAGTGACGGGTTCTATGCGGATCTACAAGCGCGTGTGGGTGAGTTCCGTGGACGTATGCCGAAGTATTGCAAGTGAGGTGAAAGATATGAAATGGTTTAAGTCAACATACATTGGGACAGTTAGCGCTTACACTGACTATCATGATGGAGACACATTCAGCCATCGGGTAGCTGGTAGATGGGTCTTAACGATGAACTGGATAGGGCGACGGAAAGCAAAGATGACCGGGGATGTCGGTAAATCTCCGCTTGCTATGGACAGGAGAGCCAGGGTCGAGGCATGGCTTCAAGGAGGCCCGGTGCCAGAGCTTGATGAAGATACCCAGCCAAGAAAAGAAGCACCAGTTCTCAAGATTGTCAGATAACAAAGGGCCGGGGTAACTCCTGGCCTAAGCCGTTTCAACCCGACGCACACGAGCGCGCAACCTACGGTCCCCCTGCAGCCTGGCAGACAGAACGAACAAATGGCCGAAAGCCTCATCCTCCGAAAAGAATGCGTGGCTCTCGACCGTCCTAATCCACTCACCTTTGTCTGTGACGCGCCCAACCTCAGCGCGCCACGGTCCTTCAATCGTCATATTGTGCCCTGTGCTACAGAAACAGAAAACGGGGCCGGGAAAGCCGCCGTCTCCTGCAGTTGTGTTAGATATTTAAGGGCATGATACACGTGTTCCGGAGGAATGTCCACGAGCTGCGTCTCGATGATCCGTCGCACGGCGTAGATGAATTGCGTTGCATCGTCCACGCCAGATGGGACTGGGATTGTCCAGGTTTCGTCAAAGTCTGTCATTCCATTAGCTCCACTGCTTTCTTAATTTGGCGCGCTGTAAATCCATCTTTCTTTAACTGCGCCATGACTTTTGTTTTCGTAGCGCCTTCCCTTGTCCCTAAATCGTGGATGGCAATAATGCACCTTTGCACTTGCAACTCTTCTTCTGTCATTCGTCACTCTCCAATCCTGTAACTGAAATATTCAACGTACCTGCGTGAGGGTTGACCGATATCAAAGCCCCCTCATCCCCGTCAACAGGATCTTTAGCCAGACCCGCAGATTTGAGCAGCTCAAGCACCGCTTGATATTTCAGACCCTCCTCGTAGTCCTCACGTGTCAACAGGTTAGCGCCGCACTTCGGGCAGGGCTTTCCAATCATATCCTCTGACAGCGCGCCAACATCTTCTTTGTGGTCGCAGGTCGGCTCATCGCAAATCAAATTCATAGTCATCACACCATCTCCTTAATGGGCATATCTGTATGCTGTACCAGTTGCTCTAGCATCTCTGCTCCCTTGGGCTTGCGGACGCGGTAGCGGATGATGGGGTCGTGAAAGCAATGATATGTTTTACCATCAAAATACCAAAGCCAAGAATTCACCCCAGCCCCGGCCAAACCCTGGACGATTTCACCTAGGTTGTCCTCAACCTCAGCCCACCACCCCACACACGGACAGCCCTTGCCGTCATGGTCGATCCAATCGGTCCAGCCGTCTTCGTTGAATACCCAGCGTGTCATGTGTCGCTCTCCTGTGTGATGAGTTCTTGAAGGGCTTGAAGGTTACGAAGTCTCTCAATCTCATCAATGAGGTCGCTCACACGATCAGCCAAATCAGGATGTTTCATGTATCCTCTCCAAGCGTCAAACATATCTCTGATCTCATTGGTGTCTACTTGATGAACACCAGACCGACCTTTTCCCCAACTCATTCCCCTTCCTCCTGTGCAATCAGCGCCTTTAGGATATCCAGCAGCCAAGCGCGGGATTCACACGGCAGAACTGCGCTAATGATTGGCTTAGGTACTGGATTGCCTTTGCCATCTACGGGGTGAAGTTCTACAGTTATCCCACATTCCGGGGCTGTGGCATCAACGCTACGCGTACACCTCGGCAGAACAGCTTCGTGAAGGGCTTGAGCGGCGTCTAGTGAGCCGTTGCAGGCCCCCTGAATGTAACTGCCGAGTTCAACACCAAAAACATAGCCGCAGCCATGCCACGCATCATCCTCCCCCACCTCAACCTTGCGCGCCAGTTCCTTCAGTGCTTGTAGTCGTGTCATATCTCTATCTCCTTTTTCTCTGTTATACCACCAAGACGCGAACAATCAAGCGGTGATTTTATCTATAAAACGAACAACGCCCAGCGCGGTGCAAAGTACGATTTGTCAGAAAGGTTGCCGGATTATCGCTGTGTAAGAGGTTGATATTGCAGTAACATGAATGAACCTCATAATGCTTGACAATGATTATGAATATTATGAGCTTGACAAGATTTCTGAAAAAAATTTATATACATTGTCGGGGCAAGGGGCGGAGTTCCATTCAACCAAGGTATTTATCCCGCTTTGATTTGGATCGAATTGTGTACACCCATCCCACCTTCTGTTTAGCTGACAGGTGGTTGACCTAGCCAAGAAGTGAAAGCTCAGGACGACACACCACCCCGAACTCATTCATCCTGGCTAGGGCTTCTCTCGACACTCTCACCACCGTCAGAACGGTAAACACCCGGCATCACATTACTCAACAGGTGAAACAAGCCCTGCGCACACACTACGGATAGAGCGAACGCTAGGGCAGCTAGGCAGGTGGTTGCTAGGATCTGGTGCAGGTCAGGTCTCCTATCTATCCCCGCACTCTACCACAGATTGACACAAAGGCAACCGTTCATTTGGACATTTTCCTGTTGACGGGGTGACTATTTGGACTTAGGGTGGAAGTGTTGATAAGGAGAGAACAGATGACAGAGAAGCCGGATAATATACCTCAGTTCGTTGGCGACGACTATCAGCTGCTAAATGCGCTGCGTCACATGCTGACACGTAAAAACCTAACCGATACAGACAAAGCGGTTGTCAATGGGGCTATTGACACGATTGAGGGCCTTATTGATGCAGTACGGGAGATGAGTGAATATGACTGATACGAAAGCACCGGAACGGATTTGGGCGTGGCCTGATGGCTTCAGCGGATGGTATAGCGCGGGAGCGTCCACAGAGGTTAACTTGGGACTGCTTGGCTATCAAGCTGACTATCAGACTACATACATCCGTGCCGACCTGTATAACGAATTGCTGCGGGCTGCTGATGCGCTGGCGGATCACGTAGAGGCTGTAGCGGAATGGATGCGGTCAAACGGTTATGATGATGACGCCGATATATCCGCCATCACCGCATACAAACAAGCAAAGGAGAGAACAGATGACTGATACGAAATTCACACCAGGGCCTTGGACTCTTAAAATGAGTTCGAAATGGCCGTTTGGCATGTCTATTGATCCAAACATCGTTCACATCGACCGGATTGCCTCAAGCACAGCGCAGAACACTCTTGAAGACCTACGATCCGCCAAGGGCTTCAGAAACAATCAGCGAGAGAAGATCGTTGACATGATCAAAACACAAGAGGCTAACACTTGCCTCATCGCAGCCGCACCGGATCTGTATGAGGCGTTGGAAGGTGTAATTACAGCAATGGAAGGGCTAGGGCACGGACCCTTTGATGCGGAGCGCGCCGCCCTCGCAAAAGCACGAGGCGAGCAATGACCCCAGAGCAGATCGAACAAGCCCGCGTTAAACTGGGGCTGACAGTCGAACAGCTTGGCACAATGCTGGATATTGAAACCAAGCGGACAATGCAGAAGCACCTGACAAGCCCGGAGTGCGTGAGCTACAAGCCGCCCAGCGCGCGGATGGTGCGATTGATTAACGCTTACCTGTCTGGGTATCGCCCGGATGATTGGCCGAAAGGAGAAAACCATGACTGACACAAGCAAAGAGGCGGCGGACAATCAGAATGCACTGGTGAAAGCCCTAAAGGACTTCAATCGAGAATGGGCAAACGATGACGTTCTTACCTATTCCCCCGTTCCATCTGCTCCGGGCTACACAACGGGGATGGCAGGGGTGTATATGGGAGAAGCTGCTGACTTTATTGCCGCCCTCCTATCCGAACGCGACGCCCTCCGCTCCCAGCTGCAGGCGGCACGGGAGGGCGGGGCGGTAGAGTACGTTTGCCCTGATGACGAAACAGCGCTGAACTATCTGGACGCCACGTACGGCAATGACATGCGCTGCGCCGTGTCTTGCATGATTGACGCCCTCCGCGCCCTCAAGTTCACCAGCGCAGAGGGGGAAGGGTGATGGCAGAAAAGACATGTCAAAACTGCGCGCACTACGGCGAAAGTGGCGATGGCGAGCCAGGGGTCTGCCTTTGGGCGCAGTCAATGCCACCAGCCATGAAAGAGCTTCTAAGCGCGCTGACGGCAGATCCATCAACGATGATAAGCTACAGTCTCTTTGGTGATGTCGAGGTTGAGGTCAGCCCGGATCACTGCTGCGCAAGCCATTCAGGACACCCCCAATGACCGATCTGATTAAAGCAGCGGATGCGCTGGCGAATCGCTTTGAAATGGTTGCCGACGACATTGCTAATTGCAGGGATGTAGAGCCAAACGCATTTGCTGCATCCCTTCTGGCTCTCACCGCCTACCGTCAAGCCCGTGAAAGCGCGGATGGGGTGAAGGTTAAGCCGTTGGTGTGGAGGGATGAGGGCGTTAGATATACCTCTGGAGACTATGCGATTGAAGTTTGCGGTTATGGTCAAAACGGAATCTGGCATCTGACATTTTATGGCGCAGAGATCGCGGTGAGTAGCGCAAAGAACTCTCTATCACACCTTAAAAGAAAAGCCTGGAACCATCACGTGTCTTATATCAAAGCAGCACTGGAGGATTGAGAGATGAAAGACGCACCGAATAACTGGACCATCAAGAACCTTATCCGGCACATCAACGAGGGGCCAACGATCCGTGAGACCGGGATGCCTGCGCGGCCTTGTGGGTATCCCTCCCTCGGAAGTCGCATTAAGCTGGCTTGGCGGGTGTTTACTGGCCGGGCTGACGCGCTGACATGGGAGGATTGAGAGATGAAAGCGCCTGAACGGATTTGGGTATGCCCGGATTTGATTGTACCACAGGACAAGGAACTCCGAGTGATCGAGGGGGCTGAAAAAATTCCCGACTGGACTTGCGGAACCTTTTGGGAAGGAGATCCACCAGATTATCCTCACGGCCAAATGTACCACCACGCCGACACCGTGACCGCCCTGCAAGCGGAAGTGGACAGGCTGCGGGAGGCGCTGGAACGTCTCTCAACAGCGGGATGTATGGGTGACGGGCGCGCGCTGGGTATCCATCTACCCACGCACCCCGTAGGGCAAGAAATCTGGGCGCGGATGCAATATGCCAAAGCAGCACTCAGCGGAGACGACGCATGAAGCCATATGTGGCCTCTTGCTCACAATATGACACCATAAGAGGCCGCTTGATGCCTGCTGCCATCGTGTTATTATTTGAAGTAACCTAGCCAGGAGATGAGAGATGACTATTGATCAACTGAAACAGGCCCTAGACATCCTGTCAGATTATGTGCCAAACGGAAACTTGACCGGCAATATCTACGGCTATCATGACGAGGTGCAAGTATACCCCGACGCTTATGTGATTGTGAACGATAGGGATGCGAAAAAGCTAAAAGACCCTGGCTGGATGCGAGTAGACGAAGATGACGAAGAAGATAACGGGTGGATGTTCTTCACCTAACGCCCAGCGCATCGGCTTAGGTCGGTGCGTTTTTCTTTGCGAGTGTGCATTTTCCTATTGACGCCCTGTCCGTTTGGACTTATACAGGTCTCAGAGAGAGGGCACAGCGCCCAGAGATAGGAGATAGAGACATGGCATCCGCAGCAACCGAAGCTAAACTGGCAGAGATGATCGAAAGCAGCCGTCAGGGATACGACATCATCCCGGCATTCTTCCAGCCACGTATGGGCCGGTCCAATACTGTGAGCGCTGCTATTCGCATCGGCGTAAAGCGTGGCCTTATCGAGCAGAGCGGCGTTGATGGTCTTGGCAATAAGACTTACCGGATGGTCGCACCTGCCGAAACTCACGAAGCACCAGTGGTTGCCCAGTAATGGGCGGCCTCCTCCGTGACAACCTGGAGCCAACAGACTTCGCCGACGCTGACTGTCGGATAACCGACTGGAATGAGTTCGGATACCACGGGCGGCCCGCCTACAGGATCTGGTTCTGCATTTGCAATGGACACAAGTTCCAACGGCATGAGTGGCAGATTGAAGGGCGTAACAGCACAGAGCTAGAGGATTGGATTTACCTTGGCATGGATTACAAAGCCAAGCACTCTAGCAATTACGTCCACGACTGGCGCGACGTGACATAAATCAGAAAGCCCCCACATTTTCTCTTGACGGTCCAAACGGACATCTCTATAAAGTTAGACAACGGAACACAGCGCCGCAGGAGGGCCACATCATGACCGCACTTTTCAACACCCTGAAAACCGAGTTCGCCAAGTCTGAGGCCGACGCCCGCGAATTTCTGGTGTCCCGTGTAAACGTCGGGGATCTGCAAATGATGCAGGGCTTTGCCGAGCTTGAGGGTGACGACGAACTGGCCTATCTGATCTGGGAGGTACGCCAGTGATCCGGGCGGAGTTCAGCGCGCAAATGTGCAGGGACGGGTGGTCCCTGCCCGCGTGGCGCATTTTCGACAGCTTCACCGCCCTGCGCGATTTTATCCGCCCCTATGCGTTCGCCCACACCTACCGCATGCGGACGCATCAGAATGAACACGGGCGCGTTACTTCTAGGGAGTTTCTGGCAGTGGCTGACGACGGGCGAGAGTTTTATTTGGGCAACCTGGTTATCTAGCATTGACGGTCCAAACGGCCACATGCTAGGAAGGGGTAGGAAAAGGAGAGATGATATGGAACGTAAGCCACATAACGATATCCGCGCAGATCATGAGGTGACTGTATTCCCGTATGCCACAAACGTTAAGTTTTTCCACAATGGATACGAGATCAGCTTGGCCGCAGATGGACAAGAAACCTTTGTCTTTGACAGCGATGGGAGTGTAGTGTTTGAGACGCCGGGGACTGGCGCGGACTCTGTATCTGAAGCATATCAGTGGATCGTATCGCAAATCTAACCCCACCCGCAACACAGTAACTGAGGAGAGATGAGATGGCCCAAGGCGACATTGAAGACCCCACCGACTACGGAAGTATCGTCCGAAACAACCTGATGAAACGGCCCGGATATGCGCCCTACTGCGCCGGTAGCTATGAGAAATGCGGACTGCCGCGACTTCACTGGGATGGCGAGCAATTCGCCTGCGGATGCGGATACCGCACCGAGTTCCCGGCGGATTTCATCGACAAGTATAAAGAGCGCTGGCACCGGCCTGCGGATCAATCCCAACCCCAGACACAAGGAGAGAGACGGTGAAGACGCTGCACTTAGCACTAAAAGGCGTTTACTTCGACCAGATCAAGAGCGGAGAGAAGGCTGAGGAATACCGGCTTGCCACGCCGTATTGGGCCAAGCGCCTCGAGGGTCGGGAATATGATCAGATTGAATTATCCAGAGGATATCCGTCAAAGGGCGACACTAGCAGGCGCATTACCCGCCCTTGGGAAGGATACCGAAAAACAACCATCACGCATCCTCACTTCGGCCCTGGCCCTGTTGAGGTTTACGCCATACGCGTTAACTAACCCCAGACACACAAAGGGCCGCAGGTTTATCGCTTGCGGCCCAGTTGCTTTGATGTGAGGAGTCCTAGCCAAGGGCTTGGCGCAAAGCCTCCAGCATGTCCTCCGTGCTACTGTACGCGCCAAGGGTTTCCGGAATCGCACCCATATCATTAGGTGCCTTGCTAACCACCCAACCACCATTCGGCGCAGGATTAAGCATCAGGCGTGGCAAATCCACCTGCTTAGGGCTGACATAAGACTTTCCAAAGTCAGTTGCATTCGTGTCGTATGAAATCATATCGCCCTCTTCCTGGTTAAAATAACAGCCATATCGGCCAAATTGTCAAGATAGTGCAAGAAACCACCGCATTTTAGGGATGCTCGCCCCGGAGCAGTGGTTCTATTTGTGTAATTATTCGTCGTCTAGCTCACCGTATTTGGCCTGATATTGCACCAGATGATCCTCAAGCGACCAGCGGACGTTGTGAGAAATCATGCACGGCATACGCTCTAGGGAGTTCGCAATTGCCTCATCGCGTTCTTGCCCTTCGTCCAGATCCGCCTCAACGCTGCAAAACTCAATGCCGGACTGATTCATCTTGAGACCGCAGAGAACTCCGATGTATTTACTGTCGCCCGACTGGCTCTCAAATTCCACCAGCTTTACGACTTCTGCGCCTGATTCCAAAGCCTTACGCCTAATCTCAGTAACCGCAATCAGCTTCCTGGAGCCAAGGTCAGACAGATCCTCCCAGTCTCGAATTTCCACCAGCAGATTTGCGCCCTCAGTCTCTACAGGCTCATCCTCAGCAATAATACTCATCGTATATCTCCAATATCTCGCTCTCATTAAAGCTCCACAACGCGCAGAGCCGTGCAGCCCGACCACCGGACCGCAATTCACAGTACCAGATACGCGGTAAAAGTCAAAGGGTTAGGGGTTATTCCTCCCCATCGCCCTTCTCAATAGCATTCACGCCCTGACGCAGCAAAAACGCCAGCTTGCGCGCCAAATCCTTCTCATCAGTCGTCTGTTTTGTCTCAACAGGACCGCCATTTCGGCCAGTAATCTCTACCCGTTCCGCTGTTAAACCGTGCAACTTCGCGATTTCCGTCGTTGCTTTGACCATAGTTTCCGGCTTTTCCAGCTCTTCCGCTAAATTTCGTGCATGTTTTAGGTCATTCGTGATAGAATTGAGCGTAATCATGCCCATTTCTGACATTTCGTCCTGGATCTCTTTAATCCTTGACGCGACCACAATGTCCGTACGGAGACGTGATGCCAGCGACCAAATCGACTCTGGTTTAGTGTCTGGGCTTACGTCATATGCCCTACGGTACGCTTCGGATGCGTTGCCTGTTTCCACGTAGGCAAAGGCAAAAGCTTCTTGTTTTGCAGTGAGTTGCAGCTCTGTTGCCCCAGATGTTGGAGCGGTTCTCTTACTAGACTTTGGCCTCTGTAATACAGGGTTCTTTGGCTTGGACTTCACCTTGTGTACAGCGCGCTTGATGGCGTCCTCTACGTCGCTGTCATCTGGCATACGTACTGGGGCGGATTGGCCTGTTCCTTCGCCCTTTACAGCTCCTGCGCCACCTGCTGTCATGTTGAGGAGTTCAAAGCGTTGGGAGAGAGCGTTAATCCATCCCTTCTCTGCTGAGTCTAGGATTGATGTGTCTGTGATCTGCTCTAGGGCAATGGCTTTGGGCTTCTTCTTGTCTAGGCGGAGTTCGGCCAGCCAGAGGGCGAGAGGTCGAGACGATGATGCATCCGATGCCGTGCAGTGCTGTTGATACCGGCGGCGCATGTTACGGGATTGCCCGACGTATTTAATCGCCCCTGTCGTAGGACAGATGAGCGCGTAAATGCCTGTTCCTTTAAGTGCCTTGCTCATTGGTTAACTCACGAATCAAACTCTTGTTCCAGCGCGTCTAGCATGTCATCAAACATGGTGGCGATTTCCTCGTCATCCAGGTTGATGCTTTGCAGCTCGCCCCACCATTTCTTGAGTACCGTTTCCGTGTGAGTGAGAAACCACCCGCCGCGCTCATCGCTCCATTCTTGAAATGTCATTACCTTTTGCCTTGTGTAAACAAACAAATACCCGCATGTGCGGTCTGCCCTGAGTATAACACAAGCCCCACTGGCTGTCACGCGCCGTCGATTTTTTGTCAAATAAACTGTTGACGTCCGTTTGGACAGGTGCTAAACCTGTAATCAGAGAGAAGGAGATACACCATGACAAACGAACAGATCGCCACCGTAGCCGCAAAGCACATCGCTAATTACCGCAATGACCCGATTATTATGGAATTTGTAACTAATGAAGCGAGAGAAAAGGTTGCCGAACTTATCCGGGAGGAAATGGGCGGCCAAACAACAGCAAAAGCTGTGGAGATTCTGGAAATGAGATACCCAAACATTGCAAAACGGGTTGAAGAATATATTGGCCTGGGCTTGATCGGATGCTTTATGGCGTCACTTGAAGCCTAACTTTTACTTAACAAATAAACCCCGTCATAACTGGCGGGGCTTTTCTTTTGACTTGCTCTCATGAAAGTCACGAAGGGCAATCTTCGCCATATACCGACCCAAATAAACAGGCCAGAAGATAGCATCAAACGCGCCCACTGTACGCCATACTGCCACGGCACCGCCACCCCATAGGAAGCTGATAAAAAAATCCACACTGTGTTCCTTTACTGCTCAGTGAATATGCCTAATAGACCAAACATACCTACGCCAACGCGTCATCAATGATGATCTGTTTGGTTAGCTCCATTGCCAACATCATCTCCGCCACAGGGAAGTTACCGCTCGCCTTGATGACCAGTTGCCCGTCCTCCGTAAAGCCAATGCACATGAGGCGCTCGCATTCGTTCTCTGCCTGCTCTGCGATAGCGTCAACCGAGCCAGAGGATTGGCCAGGAAATAACTCTGTGATTTTGTCGTCACTCATCGTCAATCACCCTGTACTTCTGATTGAACACCATACGATCCCCATCATTGGATATGTCCAAATCCACAATCTCCATAAATGGCTTGCCATTTAAGCAATATACTGTCCTATCTCCGCCCGTGCGGCGAATGGCCGACAAGCGGCTTTTATCAAACGCTTCCAGATCGAATCCATCAACACGCTTTGATAACTCACCAAAGATAAGGCTTTCTTTATTGCGAACAGAAGCATCAAGAGCAGAGCTAGTAAGTTGTTCAATCGCGCTACGCATATCACGCATCTCATCTTTAATGCCATCCGGCACTGAGAAGCTGTAATCATTCATCGCCGCCCCTCCCCATCAAACCCTGCATGCACCGGGCGATGTCTGCCTCATGTTCGCCTAGATCCATGCACGACAAAATGCGGTCCAACTCATAGGCGTATGAAAGCCTGTCGTATGCTTTGTCCAGCTTCTCCGTGGTGGTGTTCCACTTGTCGATAGTGTCGGACCATTTGTCTAGAAGCTGCTCATGCGTCATCATTGGTTCTCTCCTTTGTTGGTAGACTTGAGGGCGCGGATAGCATCGGGCACTTCCATTTCATCAAGAAGCCACCCCTTGCTATCATACCAAGAAGCCACTTCCTGCAATACCTTACTCCGCACTGAGTTAAGTTCAGATCGCAGAGCTTCACGTTCGGCAACGATTTTATTGTGTTCGCAAACCATGCCGACAAATACGTCCCACGCTGTTTTAGCGGCTTTGTCGGGGGTTAATTGACTGCTGATTTTGATGCGGCCATCTCCGTAAATCGTGAAAGCTGCCTCACCAATGCTAAGCTCCTCAAATTTAAGTCCCGGCGGCTTGGGTTGCAAGGCAAAGCTTTCGCTAACACTTTTGGCGAAATTCACGTCCTCTTTGTTTTGGTTGACCATATCTTTTCTCCTCATTGGCTTGGATACCTATCAATACCACCTGTGGCAGAAAGCGCAAGGGGCAAATGCTAATCCATATCCTCTACGCTAATCAGTCGGACTATGCGCGCGCCCTTGAGCGACACGAAAAAGGTCTTGTGAGGGTAGTCCTCCTCTGAGAATTCAAACCAATGTCCTTTAGCTAAACACATCCCCATCAAGTCTTCACCTAGACAACTCTTAACCGTCACAGAGTGATCATTCCCATACTCAATCCGCCACGTGTAGATCTTGCTACTTTCAGCGGATGCAAAAAGATCCTTCAGCCATTTAAACATCTCAATCCATATCCTCTACTAGCTTGCGTGTCTGCTCTATGTAATCCGTATCCGGCCCGTGCTTCTCTTCCCATGCGCGCTTGTTCGTGTGGATGGCGTCAGGGTACGGGTGGCGGTGTAGTTCAACGCACAGGGGGATAACGTCCCAGTCGCTGGCCTTGCGTGAGCCGTATCTACCGCTAATACAGTGATGGACGTCTGACGGGCCTGCCTTGCCAGTAATAGCACAGGGGAGCTGCTTGACCTTAGCCATGTATTCGGCGGCGGCTTTACCCTCTGCGCTATTACGGTACTTCTTGCGGCTGTCGCTGATCTGCTTCATTGGCTTGGGCTTCTTGCCTAGAGCAGTTCGGCGTAACGGTTTGCCGCGTGACTTAAACCCTGTTCTCTTCACAGGACGCTACTCCAGCGCTGCTTTAATCAGATCGGTCATTGGGGGTCTCCTGTGCAATCTTGAGCAATGATCGCCAATCTGTATGAGGGCTTTTGTCGGACGCCTTTCTCTTTTGAGCGCCAACCATCTTGTCAATTTCTCGGTCGCGAAGGTCTGCCCTGCGATTGGTTTCCTTTGTTGGGAAAATTTCTGCGATCCATCTTTCAACGGTGTTTCTGCGTTTGACCATCACCCTTCCCCCTCATTGCTGGTGGACTTGAGGGCGCGGATTACACCACACGCACCGATGTTCATAGCCTGTCCGCCTTGACGGTACTCTGGGGACCAGTGGTCTTTCTCGATATGCCGAACACTTTCCACTGCTTGTGCCGCCTCTTCCAGCGCCTCATCTCGGAATTCAGCGTCAAACGCTGCGTTTGCTTCTTTCATAATTGCGGGGCTCACCCCACGCTGGTGCAGCATCATGGCAAAGTTGGCGATGTCCTCAAACGTTCCAGCGTTGTGTTTATAAGCATGACGCAGGAGGGCAGAGGCCAAGAACATGTCGCTGCAGCGCTTCGGATCGTCCCAGCCTGATCGACCTTTATTTTCACGTGCGTCTTTAAGCTTGGCTTTCATCGCGGCGGCAAATTGGTCAACCGCAATGTCGTCGCCGTGTTGCGCCTCATCCCGTGCCGACTGCAGCTTGGCGCGGAGGGCGTCATAATCCTCGTATCTAACCCAAGAGCCATCTGGGTCATTCTTCATGTCTGCATCTGTCTCGTAGTGCGCCATGTCGGTTTTGGCAGGACGAAACCGCTCCACCTTTTCTTTGCTTGTGTCAGTCATTTATTCCCTCCTTTGCCCTCATCCGGGCGTCATTGCAAATATTCTCTAGTGTACCACGGGCGCGTAGTTTACGAATACCCCATCATCTGCTCAACCGCGTGATCCATGTCACCCGTTGTCCAGTTCGTCAGGAAGTGCATCAGGATAACGTCCAGCACGTCGCTGTATAGCTTCTCAAACTCTGCCTGATCCATTGATGCCCAGGAGATAGACTTAGGGATAACGCGGACCTCTCCGTCTGGGGTAAAGTCTACCTCATAGTGACCAGCTTTAACCGTCACCCATTTGCGGAACATGTCAAAGGATGTCTTTCCCTTGCCCCACTTGGTTTCAATCTCCGGCCATTCGTGGTTCTGGTATGCTGTGTTCAACATGCAAAAAAACCGGCGGTGAAAGCCGCCGTTGCGCATCAACCGGATCTCTGCCTTGACAACCTGACCCATCTTGACTTTATCCATCCACTCTTGCGCGTTTACATCAGCAGGGACGAACCCGCCAAGGGCTTTGACCATATGCACATCTGCCATAACGGATTCTCCCTAGCCAATGGTTAAGACTTACATCCCCAACGCGTCAAGATACATCGCCAGAACGGCCTCTTCCTCAGCGATATCATCCTTGTCACGCTTACGCAGAGCGATGATCTTGCGCATCACGGCGGTGTCATACCCACGGGCCTTAGCCTCCGCCATGACTTCTTTCTGTTGTTCGGCCAGCTCTTTCTTCTCAGCGTCCAGTGTCTCGAAACGCTCGATGAATTGGCGCAGTTCGCCTGCTGTTACGCGGTAGCTTTCGGTAGTTTGGTCAGTCATTGTTTGGTCTCCTCAAAAGTGATAGTCACGCTGTCGCCGGGGTAGAATTTGGTACCACTATTACCATCGTTTCTTATAACCTCACAAAGCGTTGCAGTTCCGTTGGGACATGCCTTTGATGTACAGTTGTATCTGCCGCCTAGACTAATAGTCCCTTGCTTCAAACCATGTTCTGAATACGTAGATTTAGCACTAAAGAACAAGGCACCGCAGCTGTGCAGGTAAGCCACACACTCGCGGTCGTCTTGCTTGATGTCGTAGGTAAATTTCATCTCACTTCTCCTTGCTCATCTTATCAGCCAGCTCACGTAAGCCAGCTACTAGTTTACGACCATGCTGGCGCTCAATGGTGTCAGCCAGCTTGTTCAGTTTGTCAGCGGTTGTCATTTTGCTTTCTCCTCTTCACAGATACGTAATGCCATACGGGCTTCGCGATGTATAGTCTCAATATCGTTAGACTTTAAGATAGCTTTGAGATACGTCGCCACCCGCGTTTCAACTGGGGTTAGTCCCTTACTCATGATGCGGCCTCAAGTTCAGCCTTGCGCTTGTCCTTCGCAGCCACAACATCCTGATGTTCGGCAAGTGCCTTGTTGCGCCGGTACATGTCAACGTAGGTTTCCTGCAGAGCCTTGAGTGTCTCACACTTGGCTAGGGCACTGGTCGCGCTGTCGATCTGATCCTGGCTTAGGGAATACCCGACCTCACGTGCCGCAAGATCTTTTTCATACAGAGCCAAACCAAAGGTATTACCGAATGTCCGCAGCGCCCGCTTCAAGCCATCCGTAACCGCCTCCTTAACAGCGCTATCATGCGCGTCACCCTCACTCTTACCGAAGCCCTGACCGTGCCCAACGTCGGTACGGTTGACGCCATCAATAGTCACGCACACAACTGCCATATACCCGACACGATGCTTACCGTTGTCGCTAGTGGCATTAGTCAGGTTGATGCTGCGCACATCATAGCTCCACCCGTCAAATCCAAAGATGCGGTTAGCCTCCCGGATAACATGCAGAGCCTCCACATACTCGCCATACTTGCCCTGTGGCGGGGGCTTGATTGCATCGGGGCTAAGCGGCTTTGCAAGTTCCTTCGCTACGTCTTGCCAGTTCATGCTGCAACTTCCTCTGTCTGTGCTGCGCGTTCGTCGCAGGCTTTTGTGATTGCGTCTTCAATGATCGAATATGCGGTAGCGGGGAACAGGCCAGCCACCAAGCCAGAAGGATCACCTTTGCGCTCTACTCGTACACGCGCCTCATGCTCACGAATGGCGGTGTAGATTGCGGCTTTGATTTGTGCGGGTGTCGGCTGTGCCATCAGTCAAAAGTCTCCATTGGGTTTACGTTGATCTGGTCTACAATCACGCCATACGCGGCGGGAACGGCCCAGAGTGCAATCAGCAAGATCATAGAACCGACGATAAGCCAACCCCAAATCTCGCGCTCGATAAACTTTCTCTCTTTCATCGGTTGTACTCCGCCTCGCAGTCATGGCACCGACCAGGCTCATCAATCCACATCGTGCATTCAGCCCCAATAAATCCCTTGCACTGATGTTTGCCTGCCGCTTTCATCTTTTTGTCGTGTGCATCAATGGACGCATCGACAAGAACACTAGACGGGAATGCAGGAGCGGTATCGTGCGCCAGTTCCTCTTGCTTCAGATCTCGACCATGCGAGCAGGAGCAGTAGTCCTCAAAAGATGACTCCCCAAACGGATAGCCGCGAGAACGGTGGCCCGATCCGTTGAGAAATAGTCCAGTGTCATTGCAGTGCAGGCAGTCCATGTCGTTTCTCCTTATCCTCGCAAACCACAATAAACACCAAAAACAACGCAGTCAACCCTTGATCGTAACCCGCAATGGGGGTAGGTTCAGGTTATCGCAGATGGAGAGACACCATGAACCAAGAGAAAAAGATTGCCGCGCCCCGCGTATTGTGGGACAGGCTGCGCGCAATGATGGAGCGCGAGGGAATCGAAACCATCAATGAAGCCGTGCGCCATTGCATCCGCAAAGAGGTTGAGGCAAGTGAAGCCAACGCCGCGCGGGTAGATGAGTACGGAACAACCCACCACCTGATTACAGTAAACACAGGAGAATAAACATGAGCGGATCAGTAAATAAGTGCATCTTTATCGGCAACCTTGGCCGAGATCCTGAAGTTCGGAGTTTTCAAAATGGCGGGCAAGCTTGCAGTTTTAGTATTGCCTGCTCCGAAAGCTGGAAGGATCGAAACACCGGAGAGCGCAAAGAGAAAACAGAATGGGTGAATATCACCATTTTCGGTGAAGGGCTTGTTCGAGTGGCGCAACAGTACCTGCGTAAAGGATCCAAGGTTTACATCGAGGGTAAGCTGCAAACACGTAAGTGGCAGGACCAAAACGGGCAAGACCGTTACTCGACAGAAGTGGTGCTGCAAGGCCCCGGCTCTCAGCTGGTTATGCTCGATGGCCCGAATGGCGGACAAGCCCAAGCCAATAATGGAGCGCAACAAGGCGGCTACAACCAGGGCCAGCAGAATTTCCAAGCGCCAGCGGCTGTCCCTCATAATCTGGACGAATCGGAAATTCTCTTCTAATATCAATGGCTTAGCCTGACAAATGCACATATAGCACGGCTAACACTGACACGCAACACCGAACTGGGCTGGCTTAACCGCTGGCCCTTTTCCTTTTTCGGCGGCCTGTGGTATCTTGTGGGGAAACAATCCAGGAGATAGATATGCCCAAATACGCCGCGCGGGTGGACCGCAATCAGAAAGAAATCGTCAAAGCCTTGCGCAAGGTAGGGGCGTCAGTCGAACACCTACACGCTGTTGGTAAAGGCTGTCCCGATCTGTTGGTAGGGTTTAGGGGTGGCAACTATCTGTTAGAGGTGAAGGACGGAAAGAAGCCGCCTAGCGCGCGTAAGCTAACCCCAGATCAAGAAACATGGCATTGCGCCTGGCTGGGTACTGTCTACGTCGTTAAGAGCGTGACAGAGGCTCTGATAGCCATTGGGGCGATTGATGAAGACACCGAGGGCGGATCAACTTTTAATTGACACGTGTATCTGGCGTGGTATTCGTTACGTATCAAACATGGAGAGAAACACATGAACCTGCCTACAAGCAATACATCCAGAGACATGCCGTGGCTGGCGCGGTATACGCAAGCAGAGAATGACGCGCTGGTGTCCCACTACCTGTCTGGGTACGCGAAGGAAAAGCCATCAGAGCGAATGGGTCATATCCCAATTGATGAGAGCGTGTCTCAGGCCAAGGCGAGGCTGCGACGTTTCCGGAGGGATGATGTTAAGAGTGTCCTAGCCAATATTGATGACTGGGCGTGTGCCAAGCGCGTTTCGACGTTTACTGACATGAGCGAGAAAGTTAGCCGCGAGGTGCTAAAGGCACTGGCTGCAGATGGCGAGGTTGTCCGAAGGAAGCAGAAAAACACTTTCCTGTACAAACTGCCCGACTAAATATTGAAGGCCCCGCCAAGGAGACAAGCGGGGCCTTGCATTTATCAGCCGGTTAGGCTAAAGTGGCATCAGCGAAAAGCCAAGTTCAGTGGTAACACAACAGATTATGATGTTCAACTGGCTCGGCACTGTATATAGGGATCGAGCCTTGATAGACTTTAAAGACAGCCAGGAAAATGCATTCCGCCGACTGACGCGCCAAGCGATTAGAAGCGGGATTGATAACCGATGCCACCGTGATGTCATCATGACAATCGTCAATCATTGGTTTCACCACAAGTCTGGCCCCAAAGATTACATTCACCCCAGCCGCAAGTTGATTGCTCGCAAGGCAAGGGTGTCGGAGAGGACCGTTACCAAAGTCTTCAGCATCCTGCGTGAAGCTGGCGTTCTAATTCCTGTCTCTCACATGCGCGGCGGGCGTAATATCGCCACCCAATATCGCGTGGATCATGAGGCCATTTTCCGTATGTGCGGATTGTGCTGGGTAAAACGGTTTTTGCGAGCAGTTTCAGAGGGTTGCTTCACCAGCCGCTTCATCAAAAAGCTGGAACGGGAGTCCACCTGTAAGGATAATTCGTATAACCTAGCCAAGGGTAAGACTAACAATCATAGCACTCACGAGGTTTCGACCGCACCGAAAGACACTGAGGTAGCAAAGCCCAAGCCAAAGCATAAACAATCTGAGGTCACATACCCGCAGGTTTCATCTTCTGGCTGGGAAAACCCGGTTGATAAACCCTCTGACGTACCAATCAATCACCAAACACGTGATGATCAATCCGTTGGCATGGTCAAAACCACCGAACCTGAGCAGGAAAACCGTTCGAGTTCTTGGATGTCACGAGCTGTTGACTGGCTGATGGAGTATGAACCCGTCGAATCAGACCCCAATGGGACATACAACCCGGTTGATCCTTGCCTTGGCTGGGGATATTCCGGGAGCTATTCGTGATGAAGGATATGTTGGTTACGCCTCAGCGCAAAACCCTACGCCCGCATCAGGTCAAAGCTCTCAAAATGGTTCGCGATTCCGCAGCCGCTGGCAACCGAAAGATCGTATGTCAGTTGGCAACAGGAGCAGGCAAAACTGTTCTGGCGTCACGGTTCATTGAGGGTGCGCTGGAAAAGGGCAAGCGGGTTATGTTCACCGCACCTGCCGTTAGCTTGATCGACCAGAGCGTGTCAGCGTTTGAAAACGAGGGCATCACGGATATCGGCGTTTTGCAGGCAAGCCACCCACGGACCAATCCAGACGCACGGGTTCAGGTTGCATCCGTACAGACATTGGCACGGCGCGATATGCCACCAGTGGATCTGGTGATTGTGGATGAGGCTCATATCAGAGCTAAGGTTGTTGAAGACCTGATGCAGCAGCGGGATGATATCTTTTTCATCGGCCTATCCGCTACGCCGTGGGCTAAGGGCATGGGGCTTCTGTGGGATGATTTGATTTGCGCCTGTACTGTGAGCGAGTTGATCCAGCAGGGATTCTTGTCCAAGTTCCAAGTGTTCGCACCTGACATCCCGGATCTTGATGGCGTCAAAACCGTTGCTGGCGACTACGACAGCAAGCAGGCGGAAGGGGTGATGAGCGGTAAATCCATCATGGGATCTATCGTTGAGAACTGGCTGCGCAACGGAGAGAATAGGCCAACGCTTGTCTTCGGAGTGAACAGGGCACACGCGGCAAGTATCGCTGAGGACTTCCAGCGCGCCGGGGTGGCCACTGCATATATTGATGCATTCACAGATGTTGTGGAACGACAGCAGATTGAGCGCAAGTTTAGGTCCGGTGAAATCAAGGTTGCCTGCTCTGTTCGGACGCTCACAACTGGCGTTGACTGGCCTGTGTCTTGTATCGTGGATGCCGCCCCAACTCAAAGTGAGATTTTACACTTGCAAAAAATCGGGCGAGGATTGAGGGTTAATCCTGGCACCGAAGACCTGAAAGTCTTTGATCATGCAGGGAATAGTTTGCGGCTTGGCTTGGTTACGGATATTCACCACGAGGAGCTGGACAAGACCCCGCCGAAACAACGCCAGAAGGCTGAGAAGAAAGAGAAGCTGCCGAAAGCGTGTGGGAATTGTGGCACTCTTATTACTGGCTTGGTCTGCCCGTTCTGCGGACATGAGCGCAAACCTATTCCGGGAGTGGAGACAGAAGACGGTGAACTGATTGAAATCACCGAGGGCGAGCGTAAGGTTCCGACCAAACAGGAGAAGCAGGACTTCTACAGCATGGCCCTTTGGCTGGCTATGAAGAGGGGCTATAAGCACGGATGGGCTGCTAACCTGTATCGCAAGAAGTTCGGGGTGTGGCCGCGCAGCCTAGAAGAAGTAATGAAGCCCGGAGACCAAAGTTTCTTGAACTATGAGAAATCATGCCGGATCGCTTGGGCCAAGAAAAACAGCAAACGGAGAGGAAACTAAATGCTGAGTGATAAAACTGCCAACGTCGCACGAGGGAAGTGGCGCGGAATCCTGATGTCCCTTGGGTTGCCGGAGGAGTTCCTGAAAAACAAACACGGGCCATGCCCACTGTGCAATTCTGACAAGAACTTTCGATTTGATGACAAGGAGGGCAGAGGGACTTGGATCTGCACATGCGGTTCAGGTGACGGGATTAACCTAGCCATGGAATTCACTGGCAGGCCGTTCTACGAAATCGCAAGCGAGATCGACAGCATGGTTGGCAATGTGAAATACGATGCGCCAAATGAACAATCTGGCATGACCGCAGAGCAGAAGCGCAACGCCCTGCGCGCTACATACAAGGCAACTCAACCCCTTCAGTCCGGGGATCTGGTTGACCGATACTTGACTGCGCGCGGGGTGGGTGAAGTGACCTATCCAGACTCACTTCGATTCGCGCCATCCATTCGAGACGGTGACGGGGGCATTAGGCCCGCGATGGTGGCAATGATTGTGGATCGAACAGGCAAGCCGGTCTCCATGCACCGGACATTCTTGCGACCCGATGGCAGAGCAAAAGCTGAGATGGAATGCCCGCGCAAGATCATGCCGGGGGAATTGCCAGAAGGATCATGCGTCAGACTTTCTGAGTACGTTTCCGGTGGCGCTCTTGGGATTGCCGAAGGGATTGAGACTGCAATGAGCGCATCAGCCATGTACGGCCTGCCTGTGTGGTCTGCTATCAATACGGCGCTACTCAAGAAATGGCTTCCACCAGAAGGCTGCAAGCAGATCGCAATTTTTGCGGACAATGACCCAAAATACGGCGGGCAAGCTGCGGCGTTTCTCCTAGCGCACCGGCTGGCAGTTCGCGACTATGAGGTAAGCGTACACGTTCCGGACACAGCTGGGATTGATTGGAATGATCTGCATTTGTCTCAAGTGCGACTATCGGTGGTGAATAATGGTTGACAATACTACTGGCAGGGTTCAAGGTTCAGAGAGATGTGAAGGAGAGACAATGGATTATTTTGAGGGACAGCGGCTAGGAGGGGCAGAGATCCGCAGCCGTGAACTGCCAGACCTGTTTGACCGGCTGAACGAGGACGGACACGCGACACAGATCCTTGAGCTGATTGCAAAGTCGCAGGAAAACTTGAGCCACATGAGCAGCGCTTTGGATATGATGATCCGGCTAGAGAAGTCAGTGCCGATGCCGTGTAGTCGCAATCAGGGCGGAAGTATTTTGAGTGGGCTAATTGATATTGGCTTGGTGCAATTACAGGTTATAAAGGCTGAGGATGCAGCCGCAAACATCCTGCTCACCGATGAGGGCTGGGCAAAGATTGGTCGCAAAAAGCCGATTTGGCTATAGGAGGAAGTTATGAAGATTGAAGTTGGGAAGTACTACCGGACACGTAACGGGCGGAAAGTTGGTCCTATGGCTGGGGTAAATTTTAAATGGGTGCGTGGGAAGGATTCCGGATTAGACCCAGAGTGGAATAACGATGGGACTTGCCGCGAAGGTTTTACGACATATGACGATGAGCTGATTGCCGAGTGGACCGACACCCCAAAGACATGGGGCGAGATGACCAACGCAGAGAAGGGGGCTCTGTTGCTGGCTAGGCATGAGGGTAAAGAGATTGAATTCGCATCGATTTTTGAACTTGAGTGGAGAACAGTAAATAACCCAATGTGGGCAGATGTGTACGCCTACCGCATTAAACCTAAACAACAGCGAGAGACGGTGACGTTGTATGGTTATGTTCAGATAGATGGGAATGGCGCTCAGTTTGACAATTGTTGGGGGCCTAGCAGCACAAACACCCACCGCCTGACATTCACCACTACAGACGGTAAACCAGCAACCGGGACATTCACCAACGAGAACGGTGACGTGATTATCATGGAGGAAATGTGATGACATTTCGAGAAAAACTGATTGATATTATCAGCGGAGGGGAATTGTCGCGAGCCTTTCGTCTGTCTGAAGAATGGCATAAGCTATACCTACAGGCGAAAGCTGATTACGTGGCAAGTGCAAGCCAGTCCTCTAAGGGCTGGGAAGTGGCTGCAGCGGCGCATAATAAACTGCGCGAGATCGTTGCAATGGAAACACCAAACATGGCGCACATCGGGAAACGGATGGTGGCTGTTGCTAAAGAGGGGCTGGG